TGAACTGTTTGGAAACCTCGATGGTGGCGGAGAGGCGCTTTGGCTGGAGTTTGACATTGGTGAAAGCAGTGCCAAGGTTATCAGCCTCATCAACTTCACCTTCCCAGTTAGCAGCACCGTTGCTCATCACAGGGTACTGAACATCACCAACAAGACCGGTAAGGAACTTGGCACCAGCCTTTGCCATAGCAAGCTGATGTTGGAGAGGTTCGAGAACATTGAAAAGATCGGTAGCGACTACATCGTCATGCTCACCAGCTTCACCGGTAACGGTTACGGCGCGTTTCTCTACAGGGATCTGGATCTGACCGTTCATAGTCATACCGCGCATTTCCTCACGACCAGCATTGATAACTGCGGAGGCGATAGGATCGAGTTCTTGGCCGTTAGCCACAGAACGGATGGCCTTCAAAATAGAAAAATTCTGTTTCATACGAGTGTTATTTTCTTTATTTTCATCGTCAGTGGCTGACGGTTCATTTTCTGGTTTATCTTCGGTGCGTTTGGCCTTCTCCTCAAGCTCCTTAAGCTCATCGTCCAAGGCTTTCTGCTCCTCCTTTATTTCTTCAATACGACCCTGCTCCTCCTCAGTGAGTTCACGCTTCTCGGTTTGAGCGAGCTCAACAATACCACGTGCCTCTTTACGGAGTTGCTCCTTCTGGTCGAGGATGCTAACTGAATTTTTCTTCATATAATGAAATTTTTTGTTTACTTCTCTGTTTTTAATAATAAACAAAGTATGAAATGTTTTTAATGAGTACTCAAAAATCTTATTATCAAAGGTTTGTCATATCCATATGCTTCCATCCCATCATCTTCACAAATGCATCAATACCTCTCTTGTGAATCTCAACGATAGCATTCATACCTTCTTCTGATTTAAGGAAAGCAACTTCTTTAATACAGTCCTGGAATAGGTTCTCCGTTAGTACAGCAGGGCAGTTCGGCATCCTGCACATAGCAAAGTTCTCCTCGTAATCATTATCACCATCAGATTTATCGTGTCTGGTTTTCTGTCCCAGTGGCGTCAATACATCGACTGCTGCCTGGTATAGACATTCAGCCAACTTGTCAGAGTTGTTCTGTCCTGGTGTAGTCCATACGGACCAACCATATGCCTCTTTCCACGCATCTCCTTTACCGGCAGCATTATTATGGATGGAAATGGATAGACAATGTACATCCTGTTTCTTGGCTTCCTCGATTGTTTTATTGATTCGTCTACCTCGTTCGGCAAGTTTAACGTCAAAATCCTCCGGGGTTACCTCATATACAAAGTACATAGAATCCTCAAGAACCTTCCTTAATCGCTTAACTATCTCCCTGGTATATTCCCATTCATAGAATGGTAACTCAGGTGGAACCTTACAAGCACTCCAGGGACTTCTCTTTCCAGGAGTGTTAACACCGTGACCGTTGTCAAGGATCACAAGAACCTTATTAATGTCTGTGTCAACTTCTATTGTTTTGTTCATATAAAATGATTGATTTATTTATTATAATAATACTCATATCCGTTATAGATTTAACAAAAAACCCCAGCCTTACGACTGGGGACCAAAAGATATGAACGAGACAACAGCGTCTTACATTAAATCAATTTCGGTTAACATTGTGGAGTACTTCTTGTTGAGAGCATCAACACGTTCCTGTTCAGCTTTCTCGGCTTCCTTATCGCGTTGTTCCTGAAGTTCTTTCTTGAAGTTCTCGAGGGATTCCATTGAACGAGCGCTAACACTGGTACCTTCGTATGCAGGAGTGACAACGCAGGAAAAATCATAGAGACGATTAATCTTGTGGATGTAACGATGGTAGACACCATCCTTTTCCTCCCACTTCTCGGCCTCCGGATCGGATGGATCCACAGTGAAAGCGAACGAACAACCACGAACAACACCAGTACGGATAAGTTCGAGGAGGTCATTACCTACAGTAGTGTTCGGAACATCGAAACGGAACTTGACACCGTGCTCATCTATAGTGATTTCTATGTTACCTTCACCGTTGGTTTGACGAGCAAGGCACCAGTTTGGATTGTGCTGCCAGGTGAATAGGATGTCAGAGTTGTTGATGATCTCCTCTGTAACAGCACCTGGAAGGATGGTTTCACGGAAGCCAAGGTCAACGCTTTCCTGATTGAATACGATGGCGTAACCGGTTATAGTACGACCTTCGGAGCCATCCTCACGCTTTTCGATTGAGAAATCGGAAAGTATATTACGAATTTCACGTTCTATTTTATTCATTTTCATCAGAATTTATTTCATCATCGTTATTATCTATAGCGTTTTGATCTGGATCGGAGTAAGCTATGATATGTTCGTCACCACCTTCAATCTCATTGTAACCCATAGCCTTACGCACTTCATTGATAGATAGAACTCCCTTCTCAAGTAACTTGGTGTAGTAGTCAGCCTGACTGGATTTGTCAGTACGAAGGATGGCAGTCTCTTGAAGATTGATGAAGTATCTACGTTCCGAAGGTGGGAACAACTTACGTGTCATTTCCTGTTCAATTACAGTAATGTATGGAGTCAATGTATGAACCAAGAACTCCTCCTGTGCTGCTTCCAATGTGTTGTAACTGGAGTGGGTGAGGTCACCAAGCAATGTTGGATTAATATTAAAGAAGCGGGCTATGTCATTGACATTGAACTGTCTACTCTCAATCAACTGAGCATCGGACACATTCATCTGAATGGGTGTGTAGTCCATATTGCCTTGAAGTACTGCCAAGCCATTACCATTCATCGACTCACGCCAGGAATCACGAATATCCTGCTTCTGTTGTGGTGTCAACGAACCATCCACCTTGATAACACCGTTGAGATTACAACCGGATTTATAGAAGTTGATGGACGAATCCTCTGTGTAGTTCGCATTGGAGATTGTTCGGTTCGCATACGAAATAACCGAACGCCCGTTGATACCATCAATAGAATTGATCTTAAAGTGAAGCATATTCACCGGTTCAATCCTCTTCTTACTAACCAACGGACACAGGTAATAGAGGTAGTTCGTAGTCTGATTATATATAATGGTTACGTTCTCGGATGGTAACCAACGAAGGCTCTTTGCTTTACCTGTACCATCACGCTCTACATATATGAATCCGTTACCTTTCAATAGAATGGATTGAACCACATACTTGATCAGTTCGAACTTTGTTATATCGTTCTCATTGTAGTCGAACAATGGGAGAAGGTAGTGGTCGTGTATAACATCCTCGTAACCTTCTTTATCCCTGTCTTTCACTTGGATAGGAATAGATGCTATAGTGTTCGATATGATGTTCACAGCAGCATACACAGCGGAGATACCCATCGGGTTTCCCTTGGTACCATTGATTAAACTGGTTAAACCAAGGCCGCCAGCTGATTCATCGCCAGGTGACTTCACAACAGCATCCGGAACTTGTGACTTCGGATTGGATGGTACTCCACGCTTACTTATTTGTATATCAAAATTGAAGAACCTCATTGATAAAATTTTCTTTCTATATATAACTATAATAATCTATCACACTGATTTAATTAAGCGTTCTGTTTTTCAGCCTTCAATCTGTAATATCTTGCCAATGCTCGTTGACGAGTCTTCTCCGCATAGTCCGGATGGTCCTTGTAGTACTTCTTCATATACCTCGAAATCTTCAACTTCTTTTTACGTTCTCTGGTCATAATAATTTCGTTTTCTTTTTGTTATACTGTAAGGTCTGCCATCTCGAACTTCGCTGTGTTCGATTCAAGGTAACCACCTAACGATTCAACGCAGGTGATACATCCATCTATCTTCTTGTCACTCAGTTTGTTTTGACCAGCTCGCTTAACTGGTTTTACATTGTCATTCCAATCCTCTTTCAATGTAGCGTTAGCAAAGCACCACCTTGTGATTGGATTGTTGTCAATGACTATACGGCCCTGATATAGTAATCGTTGGAACTCCTTGGTTGGTCTATTGAAGTTAGCAAGAGCTTGACTATATGGTTTCATCGGGAGTCCTTGTGCTGTTGCTGATATAGCAAATGATGTAGCGTTGTAAGTATCGTATGATATTGCATCGAGAATCATCCCTTCTTGTCTACGTTCCAACAAACAACTAAGAATATAGTCATAATCACACACGTTACCTGGTGTTATATTAAGGTATCCTTCATTGTGCCATTGCTTATATCTACGTCCATTCTGCTCATCCAACAGGGTGGCTTCCGGTAACCAATACAATGTTTTGAAGTAATATATGTTGTTATCCTTGCATAGAAACGTAGCCGCGGTAAGGTCGGAAACGCTGGATAAGTC